TCTGTTTCACCACCTTCGTCCACATCATTAAGATAAACCATAAAAGCTAGTATTCTATTTCTTGCTTTCATCTCAGCATTTTCACAATGCCACGTATGGTAACCACCACCTATTTTAGTTTTTTGTATTTTAACATCTAAGATAGTGTGTGAAGCTAATGATTTTAAATAAGAATATTTTTGAACATACAGAGGATATACTTCATTAAAAAATAAATTAATAAAAGGTTTATTAGTATAAGTCATAGGAATATCTATTGAATGATTTAAAACACCACTAGAACCTTTTATAGTATCGACTGCACCATCAGATGCTAGTATTTCATCTTCTTTTCTAAAATATATAGCACCATGTTTTTCACATCTATTAAAATAATCTATATAATAATTTATTAATTCATCAGACATAAAGTTTTTAAATAACCCTATATGATTATCTATGTAATATTGTTTATCCACTAGTTAGCACCTCTATTTTTTATTGGATCAAACTGCACATCACAGTTTGCAGCAAGAGTTCTTCTAGTCTCTGTAGTTCCATTAAACGGATATACGCAGTGTCTCATATCATATGGAAAGATATAAAAGTCTCTAAGGTCCATGGGTGGCTGATAATCTATCTTAGCAAACTGACCATTAGCTGCTCCTAATATCTGTAGTCTACCATTCTGTTGTATGTGTCCTGCTGAGTATTCTTTACCATATGTTGATGGTAGTTTTAAAATCATAACACTTGATAGTCCAGTAAATAACATACCTCTATGAATGTGTGCAGGATTGTATTCGTGTTGTTTCATTTCATTAACCCAAATAGAATTTAAGTGAGTCTCATAATCTCTAATTTTATTAAAAGCTAAATAATGTTTAAACATTTCCATAAAATAATTTGTTACATCTCTTGGTAACATATTATGGTTTTTCATTTTAGATTGGTCTTGACCATGATAAAATAAAGAATGTTCATTCTCTATCTTACCTACTAACTGACCATTAGCGGGTTCTAGATTATGAAAGTTAGATTCATAAATATAATTAATAGAGTTAAATATATCTAATGGAACCTGGTACTTTAAAATCGATTGACCTAAAAATACAAAATCAAACTTTGGGTTTTCCATGTTGAGTTATTTGTTCTTTCTCTTTGTAACTGCTTTCTAATTCACCAGACTTTTTAATTCTTTGTAGTGATTGTAATTGACCCATTACATTAAAGATTTCAGACTCTGATGAGTTAGCATTTAAAGTTTTTGCTTTCTCGTGATACTGTAATCCATATGATTCAAGTTGATGTTGGTTAACATCTTTGTCATTAAATGATCCATCGTTAAATTCTTTTTTTAATTTAGACCACATTTTAATTTCACGCATTCTATGCCTTGCAACTTTTTCCATAGAGGCTTTACCAAATCTAGCTTCGTCTAAATCTATTTGATATTTAGTTCTTTTATATTCATCTTCTTCTTTGTCTATTTTCTTTTCTAACCAAGTTATCTTTGCTTCGTTTCTTCTATAGTCAAACGATAAAGTCATTAGGTTATCTAAGTATGATGATTGTTCTCTTACACACTGCCAATACTTTGATGCTTTAGTTGGGTATCTATTGTCTTGTAATACAGAAAATCTTGCTTCTGTTTCTGTTCGAAACATTTGTTTCTTGGTCCAAGTGTCTCTAAGCTCGTCTACCATACCTTTAAAATCGGTAAGGTCTTGTGGTTCTAATAAATTATTTAAATGAGTTTCCTCTTTTTGTATAATATCTTTTACGTCTTTTTTATCTGTCATTTCTTTATCCTTTATGTTTCTCTCTTATATATACTAACTAAAATATATTACAAGTCTTAACTGTCTGTAAATGTTTTTGTTGTTAGTCCTACAAACTGTTCTACTAATGCTACGTGATCTGGTGAACCAGGTGCTGGTACACCACCAGAAGCTAGTGCTGATGTATTAGTTGCTCCTGCAGAAGCAGCTCTTAATCTTCCAGTATTTAAATCATTAACTTCAGTCCAGTTAGTTCCATTCCAAGATTCTGTTACACCTGCTGGAGAAGCTGCTCCACCATAAGCTAATGCTGATGTTTGAACACCACTACCCATTAAAGCCTCTCTTCCAGTGTTTAAATCATTCACTTCCGTCCAATTAGATCCATTCCATAATTCTGTTAAAGGTGTTCCTCCTGCACCACCAATAAGTAAAGCTGCTGTTTGAATTCCTGCTCCAGCTGAAGCATATCTAGGTGTGTTTAAATCTGTAGTTTCAGTCCAATTTGTACCATTCCAAGATTCTACTTTATTGGTACCAGGTGGTGTGTTTCCACCTATAAATAAAGCTGCTGTATTAGTTCCTACTCCTGAACCAGATCTTCTTGATGTATTTAAATCATTAACTTCAGTCCAATTAGTTCCATTCCAAGTTTCTGTTATATTAAGGGAAGCATTACCAGGTGGCGGTGGTGCTTTACTACCACCAAAAGTTAAAGCTGCTGTATAAGTTCCAGCTGATCCATTTGAAGATCTTGCAGTGTTTAAATTATTTACTTCTGTCCAGTTTGCACCATTCCATACTTCTGTATCTGCAATGTAAGTTGTCGAATATCCTCCAACCACTATGGCAGCTGTAGCTGTACCAGCCCCTGACACACTTGTTCTTGCTTGATTCAAACTATTAACTGTTGACCAAGCTACTACTGGAGTTCCTACATTACCTCTAAGAACATTATCTGTTGAGTTATACCAAACCTGTCCATCAAGAGGATTTGATGGGTCTGATTCTAAGACCTCAATATTTGTTCCTTTTATTTCTTTGTACGTTGTCATAATTAATCCGTGTCTATTGTTTTAGTTGTTATTGTTGAACCACTCCACTCTTCAACTGCTGTTGTTGGTGCTGAATTTCCTGATCCAGCTGCTGCAATTGCAGATGATGTTGAACCTGTTCCTCCTCCATCGCCTAGATCAGCTCTACCAGTATTTAAATCTGAAGTTTCAGTCCAACTTGTGCCACTCCATAATTCTGTAGCTGTTGACCTTGGCTCTCCTCCTCCCCCAAAAACTATCGCAGAAGTTGTAGTTCCTCCTGAACCTATAGTTGCTCTTGCAGTATTTAAATCTCCAACTTCTGTCCAGTTAGTTCCATTCCATTGTTCCGTGAGTGCGTAATTGGGAGGCCCAGCAGTTCCACCAGCAAATATTGCTGAAGTATAAGTTGCTCCAGCAGCACCTGTACCATATCTTGCAGTATTTAAATCTGCAACTTCAGTCCAAGCAGAACCATTCCATTGTTCTGCTTCTGATCTAACTGCAAAAGGGGGAGTGGTTATTCCTCCTGCAATTAAATTAGCGGTATTTGAGCCAACCCCACCTCCTGTTGCATATCTTCCTGTATTTAAGTCTGCTACTTCAGTCCAAGAAGAACCATTCCAAGATTCTACAATGCCAGTATCACCTGGTGGCCCTAAATAACCTCCACTATATAAAGCTGCTGTATTTGTTCCTCCTCCTGATCCAGAACCTCTTGCAGTATTAATATCTGTTATTTCAGTCCAATTTGATCCATTATATTGTTCAACTTCTCCTTCAACAGCACCTCCAGGATTGTTTCCTCCATAAATCATAGCAGTTGAAACAGGTGCTTGAACTGCTGATCCTAAAGATGTTCTTGCAGTATTTACACTAGTTCCAGTTGCCCAAGCACCGATTGGTGCTCCTGCACCTGTCCATTCTTCTGTTACTGCTACAATAGTTGTAGTGTAACCACCAAAAGCTAAAGCATTTGATGTTGTTCCTACTCCTCCTAATTCACGTCTTGAAGTAGATAGGTCTGTTGTTTCTGACCAACTTGTTCCATTCCATAACTCTGTGTTTGCATAATTAGGTGGATCCGCATCTCCTCCAAACGCTAAAGAAGAAGTATTACTTGATCCTGCTGCTGCTAAAGTCATTCTCGCTGTGTTTAAATCTGCAACTTCTGTCCAGTTTGTACCGTTGTAAGATTCTGTTATTGCTGTTACAGGAGTAGGAGGTTGTCCACCAAATACCAATGCTGATGTTGAAATTCCTGCACCTGCTAAACTATATCGTGCTGTATTTAAATCACCAACTTCAGTCCAATTAGATCCATTCCAAAGTTCTGTAAGAGCTATGGCTGGCGGTCCAAATCCAGCAATAGCCAATGCTGCTGGTTGTGTCCCTGCACTAGCAAATGAACCTCTTGTATTATTCATATCTGTTGTTTCTGTCCAGTTTGATCCGTTCCAACTTTCATTAATTGCTAAATAAGCTGTTCCATTATAACCACCAAAACCTAAAGCAGCTGTAGTAGTTCCTGCTCCTTCTAAACGTCTTCTCGCTGTATTTAGATCGTTAACTTCAGTCCAGCTAATTCCATCATAAGATTCTGTTAATGCTGACATTGTTGGTGGAGCGGGAGCGGGAACTCCTCCAAAAGCTAATGCAGCTGTATAAATTCCAGCTGTACCCAAAGTTGATCTTCCAGTATTTAAATTTCCACCACTAGACCATGCACCAGCTGAAGTTGTATTAGGATGTTGAAATTTTAATGTTTTAGCAGTCGCATTATACCACACCTCTCCCGTATTCGGATTATCGGGATCCGTAGTGTAGTTTTGTATTTTACTACCATGTGTGCCTATATACGTAGCCATTTAATTTTAGTCCTCTAATGTTATGTCAGCAGGTCTTGTGTTAAACTCATCAGCTTTTTCTTCATCTGTTTGAGCATCCCACGCAGCTTGTGCTGCTTGAACCTGTGCAGTAACAATCGCCTGTGCTTCATCCTTAGTTTTAACAACACCTGCAACTTTAGCAATCCAAAGATTACCGTGTTTATTGTATGCAGGAACTTGCCAAACATTACCAGGAAAGCTTGCAAACGTGATTCTTTGAGATTCAACGTGATCGATGAAACCCTTTCCCCAGTTTTCTGCTACACAGTATTGATATGTTTTTGCCATAGTTTTCTCCTTTTATTAATCGGTTAATGTTTTAACAGTATTTGATGGAACATTCCACTCTTCTGTTGCTGTTGATGGTGGAGGTACTTCACCACCAAATGCTAATGCAGCTGTTGATGTACCTAATCCAGCTAAACTTTCTCTTGAAGTATTTAAATTGTTTACTTCTGTCCAACTAGCACCATTAAAGTCCTCTGTATTAGTTGTTTGTGGAGGACCACTACCACCGAAAGCTAAAGCTGATGTTCTATTTCCTGCTCCTCCTAACGAATTTCTTGCCGTATTCATATCTCCTGTATCTGCCCAGTTTGTGCCGTTCCAAGTTTCTGCACTTGATTTTGATTCAGTATCATATCCACCAAAAGCTAATGCAGATGTATTGTCAACCCCACACCCTGCTAGTGCATATCTTGCAGTGTTGATATCATTTACTTCTGTCCAGTTTGTTCCATTCCATGATTCTGTGTTTCCTACATGAGTTGTTGTATAACCAGAAATAGCCAATGCTGAGGTTTGAGTTCCTGCACCACCTAGTCTTGCTCTTGCAGTATTTAAATCGTTTACTTCAGTCCAGTTTGTTCCATTCCAACTTTCAGTGACAGCTGTTGTTGGATTACCACCATATAAACCACCAAAAGCTAAAGATGCTGTAGTTGTTCCTGAAGTAGAACTTCCTAAAAGTTGTCTTGGTCTAATTAAATCATTGAGTTCTGTCCAATTAGTTCCATTATATAATTCTGTATAACCTGTAGTTTCATCTCCTCCAAAAGCCAAACCTGCTGTTTGAGTTCCAGATCCTGCTGGACTTTTTCTAGCATTATTTAAACTAGTAGCTGTAGACCAAGCACCGACCGCGGCACCTGCACCTGTCCATTCTTCTGTTGCTGTTAAATCAGGTGGTCCACTTCCACCAAAAGCTAATGCGTTTGTTGCTGTGCCTGCTCCAGCTAAATATTCTCTTGAAGTAGATAGGTCTGTTGTTTCTGACCAACTTGTTCCATTCCATAATTCTGTTAAAGCAACCGATGGAGGTCCTGAATTACCACCAAAAGCTAAAGTAGATGTTGATGTTCCTAAAGCTGCACCTGCCAATTGTTGTCTAGCAGTATTTAGATCTCCCACTTCAGTCCAACTAGTTCCATTAAATTGCTCTGCGTTTGCTGATCTAGGAGGATTTATTACTCCTCCAAAAGCTATTGCTGCTGTTGTAATTCCTGCACTTGCTAACTGTGATCTAGCAGTATTTAAATCACCAGTTTCAGTCCAGTTAGTTCCATTCCATTGTTCTACTAATGCTACTCTAGGAGGATCTTGATCTCCTCCAATACATAGTGCAGCAGTGTTTGTTCCATTTCCAAGTGCTGGAAATCTTCTAGCAGTATTTAAATCATTAACTTCTGTCCAGCTACTTCCACTCCATGATTCTGTTAAAGCCGATATTGCAGGAGTTGCTCCTGTATTTCCACCATATGCTAAAGCAGATGTATTAGACACTCCTGCTCCACCCATATATTTTTTTCCAGTATTAAAATCAGCAACTTCTGTCCAACTAATTCCATTATAAGATTCTGTAACAGTTTTTTCCCCAGGTGCTCCACCAAAAGCTAAAGCTGATGTATAAGACCCAGCATTTCCTAAACCAAATCTTGCAGTATTTAAATTTCCACCAGTTCTCCATGAACCAGCTGATGTTACATTTGGATATAGATATTTCCAACCTTTGTTAGTGCTATCGTACCATAGCTCACCTTCCACGGCTCCTGGGTAATCTCCAGCGTAGTTGACAACCGCTGTCCCAACTTTCTCCTTATATGTAGCCATGATTATTTATTCTTTAACAACCAACCTTGAGTTCCATCTGTATAAACTAAAGTATTAGCTGCCCTTTCTACTGAAACTGTTAAATCTGCTGTTGAACCATTTATTTTTTCTGAACCATT